CAAGAATGCTGCTGAACCTATAATTAAAGAGGCAGCAAAAAAGAAATTCAAAATTAAACTCAAACAGGTCAAACCTGTGCTACATTATGTGTTGACAGAAGGTGGCCACATTGATATCTTTGAATACTCTGCTGAAGGCACACGCCTTGTGGAGCAGATAGACAATGCAGAGCAATACCTCCGAGACCAAGTGGACATCAATGCACTATATGAAATAGAAAATAAAGTTATTATCGATGATAATATCCAGGACAAGTTCACAAAAGAAGGGCAGAAGAGATTCAAACCTCTCTTTGCCCCTGCTAAAAAGATTGCTAAGAAACTTTCCTCTAGAATTGCAATTTAAAAGGAAGTTTCTCAGTAATTTGTTTGACACCTTTAGGCATGACTGCCTCCATGATCTCACGCTTTGCTTGCTCGATGAGAGTTTCTCTATTCATGTAAGCATAAACACCAGCACCAACTGCTGATGCACTCATCACAAACGAGGCAACTGCTAGAGCATTAAATATCTTTTGCATCTTGTGTACCTACAGTAGTTTTTTTCTTTCCAATATTATATTTGGACTCTAGGATCCACTCATCTTTTTCCTTGTAAGAAATGACTTTAATTGACTTAATGGTGCTGCATCAACAATAACATCTTTATCTGTGATTTCAATTAGTCCCCAGTCGGAGAGCAATTGAATAATTCTATTTCTACGTTGCAAATCATTTTCGCTAATGTTTGCCATCTTTCCATCGAGTGCAAATAACTCTTTAAAATGGACGATATAATATTGTCCTTTCTTATGAAGGATATGGCACGATTGATATAGTTTCCTTTCTTTACGAGAGGCGACTCCAATCCTAGTAAGAGTCTCTCTAACTTTTAAGAAGTCATCAGGCTCTCGCAATGAAACTTGCACCATATTATCTTTAGACCAACTAAGATCTTCACTCATTTTTTCTTTCCCCCTGTATTCAGTTT